CAAGAGTGTTTGCCGGAATAGTATAAGAAGACAGCGCGGTTTCGGTGGTGCTGTTTGTGTGGGCAGTGCCTGCTGCAACCTGAGCATGAGCCTGACCGCCGACGTGCATCTGCGAACCGCTGGTTCCGCCGTGGTCTACGAACATGGAGATTCCATGCTCAAGTGAGTTTCCGTTAGTGAGTTCTACAATCTGGGACATTTTGTTTCTCCTAAAAAAGAGTCGGGTTGGGATTGGGAAAAGGGTAACACGGGAGAGCGCATTTAGTCACTACCTTCTGGTTGATAGCGATCTGATATATCAAGTGGTCGGTCACGGGTCTTGGCCTCCAACTCTCCAACAGCGCCCTGGAGCGCCCGCTGGGTTCGGTAATAATGCATTAGTATTGCTGCGTCTTCAGTAGGCATTTGTTGTACGCCGAACAGGATTGACTTCCATCCTTCATCAACGCCAATCCGGGGCCTCGCACCACGGATCGGCTCTCCTTCTGGACCTTGTTGAAAATCAATGTCGCCGGTCTCAGGGTCAATTTGAAATCCTAACGCATTCATAGCCTTATCGAAATCTTCACCCTCCCCAAGGCGTTTATCGTCAACAAGCTTGCCTCTCTTTTCAATCCTCACAAGATGTTTGTAATATTTGAGATCGGCATCAAGCAATTGCGGAATAATCATACCAGCGCGACCAAATCTATTAAGACTGTCAATCATGCGTCCAGCAGGCGCAACGCCGAGCGTTCCTTCTTTAAAGCCTTTGATCGGCTGTAGTCTGGCCAGAAGGCCAATCGGCGTGTAGTCAATCACCTCTCCAACATCGCCCATCCAACTAGTCCCAGGGGTGTCTTCACGCATTGGCATCACGGGTACTGGGCCATGCCAGATGTTTTGAAGAAGATACCAGTTCATTATCTCTGCGGCTTCCCAGACGTGGGTCTGACCAGGAAACTCTTGCTCTTCGAATTCTTTAATTGCGCGAACTCTTCCCCCGACCCCCCTTAGCATCATGCCTCCAGTGGTCAGAATATCGTGCTGAGCCCAGAACGTGGGAATGCGCTCTTCCCTCATTTTAGTCCCTCTAAAGAAAGACTTTTGAATAGTCATGGCCATTGGAGCCTGAATCCAGGGGTTAAGCCTGGACATAAATCTCAACTGATTCTTCATTCTTTTCTGTCGTAGAATCACATTATCTGTTGGCAGAAAACTTCCAACAAACGAAAAGAAATCAAGCTGACCCTTTATCGCTTCCATCGCTGGAAGAATAGGCGCATTGTATCTGTTCATCTGGACCATACGATTAGCAGAGTTTCTTACGAACATGAGACCCAATCGCCCAACACTATAGTCGCTTTCGATTAAGGTTTCGTCACCATCTAAAAACACCCTATTAACACCGCGAGCAAGGCGGAACTGACCCATTATCCTGTGAGGGTTAGTGAGAAATGTGTCCCAAAACAAATCAAGGTTCTTTCTCTGAAAAGAGTAGAAGATAAAAATCTGCCGCATGTACTTCTTTTCGAAAGGAGTAAGATCCGAATAATCAAAAAGAGCACTCCTTGCCGATTTCGCCGCATCAGCAGGAGAGAGCCCCCTGCCAAGACCTTCCGTAAACAACGCCACTCGATGGTAGTTATCAATGAACGTCGCAAAGTTAATTAACTGTTCATGATAAAATCTTAGAGACCGAACGGGACCAGGAAGCTCCACCCCTGCAAAGCCAGGATAATCTACTTCTTTATATGGCAGCTTCTCATACTCTGTTTCCCCCGTCATTTTCTCCCAAAAAGACGGCTCGTTTTTCTTAAGATCAGCGGCAATGGACCGCGCTGTTTCCATTGATAAGAATGAGCCAGACAAACCATGCTCGTGGCAAGACTTGGTAATGGCCTCCCTTGACCAAACTGTACCATCAGGCGTTACAATTGGTTTTATTTTTGAAAACCGCATTGTCGGAGTCCGGCCCCACAAAGCGGCGGAAACTTCAAGGGCGATACGAGGATGGCTCATTGAGGAGAAATACCCTCGCATGCCCACTTTTTGATACACTTGAAGCTGCGCTCCAAAAGCATTCGCTACATAATAGGGCAGGTTGACCATGAAAATACCTGACGTAAGCCCCATTTTGGTCATGCGGTACGACCAACTAAACGTGTTCATGGTGAAGTTCATGAGATCTGCTGAATTAATATAATCTTTATGGAGTTTATTCTTCACTCTCTTGGCTCTGTTCAACAAGCCTGGTAGAGCTTCAGCTTCAGGAAGATGCCCGCTTTCGGTTTTCAGCCTCGATCTCCCGGCCCTTGCAGAGGCTGTTCCAGCAACACGGTCAACCGCGTCGTTTATTTCATCCAAAAACAATTTTGGCGTGAGGGCCTCGGAGCCGTCCGAAAATCTGGTAAGCTCCCAGTTCTCAATATTAGCCCCGTATTTCATGCCCCACTTTTCAATAAGGTCTTGAGCAACAGTATATGCTTCAAGATCATCAACTACGACTTTTGTTACTACGTCACCCATAGTAGCTTGAGTTCGTCTATAGCCCCCTTCCTTTGAAAGGCGCTTCCTGGCTTGTTTGCTAAGTAGCCCAGCGCCCGGCCCGCTTCCCTGTAGCTTGCCGCCTCCTTCAGCTAAAAACCTAGGACCTTCAAGCCTTGATTGAAGACCTTCATGAAGAAGCGAACCGCTCTCATCAACAAGATGGCCAACCCCACCAAACTTCATTTCATCATTAAGATACAGCCTGACTCTCTCCGCGAACGCTCTTTTTTCAGTGATGCTTCGGATCGAGGACGGCGCAAGATCTTCAACCTTCACAGCCATTCCCATGTCAGTCATGTCATTAATCAAGCCCTTAAAAATACTTTGGGCTCTTAATCTAACAATAGTTTCCAACATCGCATGGGCAAGGTTGTATCGACCTGGATACTTGAGCGCAGTGCCGGTAGAATATCCTTTGTTTGCAAAGGTTCTAAGAACCTCGCCCCACTCTCCACGGTAGAAGAGATTGTACAACGCGATAGCATCGCCCCGTTCTGTAAAAGAGCCGTCTTTACGATTGAAGATCTTTCGCGCAGCCTCTGGTGAACCGGCCATTCCAACAATAATAGTTTCGACAGCGTCATCAGCCATGTGAAGTCGGCGGGATATGCCCTCTCCGAGAACTAAATAAGCTTCTGCAATAGCCTCGCGCATCAAAGGATCTTTTATTTCAACCTTGCCGTTTCTGAGCACAGTGCGTTCTGGTTCAGTTCTCTTGATAAGATCAATTTCACGTAGAAGTTCAATGGCTTTTCGTTCTGTGGGCAACATCAATCGGTTGTCCGCAAATGCTATCTGGATGTCATCAAGCCTTTCAACAACGACATCAAAAGATATGCCTCTCTGTGAATCGAAATATACCTCGACGTTATCCAAGGTCCTATATGATTGGTTGCTAATAGGTTGTTCAAGAACCTCTTTTAGCCCTTCAAGGGTTTCCCAAACGCCCGAGGCCATGCGACCTTCTTTCAGTGATTTCTGAACCCGCCTAATCCAGTTCGGAATATCGTCGATTTGACGAGACCTGCGCATGAAAAGCTCTTTTACAATAGGGCTTACAACCTCAGTGTCTACGCTCGTTTCTTTTCCGGTCTTTGATTTTCTAACATGAGCAAGCGGTGCTCTTGTTTTGAATTTCTTTTTAAGAGAGCGAACTATGATGTCACCGCCAAACCATTTAAAACCTCTAGAACTCAAAACATTCTGTACAGCAGCATACCCAAGAGATTTCGGAACCTTTTTCATTTCCTTAGTCAAGCCAGTCCCGACCCCTACTACATGATCCCGAAGCATTTCACGTGTAATAAAATCGTAGTGAGCTTCAGGAAGAACACTTAAGTCTCCGTGTGGCCCAAGGTACTCACCAAGAACCATTCTGACTGGATCTTTAGTTCTTGGATCAGCATAAAGCTCAAGAAGCAAAGATTTTAAGTTGACTTGTTGAAGCTCGGTAAGTTCAAAGACAGTTATTTCAACGGGAACTTCTCTGCCATCAGGAAGAATCTCAGTAGCGACCTCCCATTCTGGCATGCCGTCCTCTCCGATTATTTCGTCTCCAAACCGATCCAACTTTGCCCGTTCTTTTGGAACCTTTTTCATTTGCTTTTTTAAAGCATGCGGGTCACCGAACACCGAATAGGTTCGAAGCTGCACCTCTTCAAGATACCTGGGAAGCATACGCGCAGGAACAATGCTTCTTGTTGAAAAGCTCAACCAGTTGTTCGTATATTTTGTGCGAGACATCTCTCTTGAGACGTATTCAACCGCCTTCTGCATTGTCTTGAAGGTGTCCACCTCCGTGACATCATCGCCAAGCTCAAGGGCATGGCGAATACGGCCCTCATCCAAATCAATACGAGTAGCCTCTTTTGAGCGACCACCTTTCGCTACTACCTCTGTTTCAAGAACACTCTCTTTTAATGGTACGCGGGGAATCGACTTAAACTCAGCCGAGTCGCTTACGTCAAACATCGCTTCTTTCTTTGCATCGTTAAGGACGCCAAGCCACTCATCAAAATACCTACGCACCGCAGGGTTGGTCCGGTCTGCTCTGTGCCTTATGCGCCGCCAAAACACGGCCAACTTATCTTTAATGCCGTGAAAGGCCATATCAACTTGCGGATCATCCACATTCCTAGAATGCCAAAAGTCAACAAATGCGTCACTAACTTCTGCTCTGCCGCGACCAGTAAGCGTAGTGACTCCGTTTTCTCCAACGATACTGTCAAACTTATTGGTGAAAACCTCCATCATTTCAGGAAATTCTTCGGCCATTAAATACAGGAGAGCGTTGCTGTTCTCTTTGAAAAGAACAGATGCGTCCCCCTTATTAAACAAGTCTGACAAGTCGCGACCAGCGCTAATCAATATATTTAAAGGAGTTGAAGGCGGCCCACCTTCTCGCATATACAAGGCACCCTTAGACATTTCTGTTGGTAATGGGCGTCCCTCAAAAGGAGCGGTGCCGCCAAAGCGGCCCTCTTTAAACGAGCTATGAAGATCACGGAAGCCAGCACCAAACAATCCGCTGACTAATCGGCTATGGCGACTTGTAAGATCGGCCTGAACACGAGGGTCTTTGATCTCAGGGAATGTGGCTTCTAAAGACTTAATGATTGACTTAAGGGCCGCTGGCCGCACGGCTGGAAGCATAGTGCTCCCAGGCTGAACAATCACGTGAGGATCAAGATAGCCTCGCCATTCGTCCCAAATCACATGAGACCTTGTTGCTACGTTGCCAAGCACATCGCGTTCTTGAACGTCTCTGGCCATGCTTTCAAGCACTTCTTTATAGTCAGGAGACATGACTTCAACATACTTAGTCCCGTCTTTTTCTCTCGATAAGTCTCTTATGAATTTATCAACAATCGGGTGATCTGAGCCAAACATTTTCTCGGCTGATTCAATGTGCTCGTGAGCTTTAATTGCGTCCTCAAGCTTCCCAACTCTGTCAGCACGCTGTTTAGGGGTGAGCTTTGTATTAGCTTTTACATCAGCCATAACCTGACGGACTTTTTTAGAATCAATGTTCTTTGTTGGGAAGGCTTTCCTATATTCTGAAACGCCTACAGGATGAACTTGCAGTCTTTGTGGCGTTGTGATTTCAGTGCGAAGCTGGTCTCGCCAAAACGTGTAGCCAGGATTCGACTTATCGGCCTTAAGGAATTGCTCGAAAGACACGCTTTCACGACGCTTTCGTTGATCGTTTAATATCTGTTTAGCCCTGGCTTTAATAGCCTTAGTGCTGGGAGCCTTATTCTTTTTCGACTTTCGAATAAGCTGAGCTTCGGCAACTTCTTCAAGGTGTTTCTTGGCGGCTTTGCTTTTAATTGTGCGCCAATCATCGTACCAGCCCCTGGCTTTATTTTGCCAGCGTTCTTCTTTTAGGAACTTCTTCCCTATAATACCGATTTGGTGAATATCGATAGCGCTAATCGTAGCCGCTATTGGGTTCTGCCAATAGATTCCGAATGCACTAATCTTGGTAGCCATACCAGGCACCATGCTCGACACCCTGTCTGAGAATGCGTCCCATGCTTCATCTGGATAGCGCTCAAAGAATGATTGTTTAAGATCGCCTCTTTGTACTTTAACAAAATCCTCGTACATCATATCGTACATTTCGAGCAGCTTAGCTGTGTCTGCTGGGCTGGAAAGGACGATGTCTCCGGTAAGAGCAATAACATCAGTAGATGAAACCGAGTTCAGAACGGCCCTGTGAGCCATGTCTGCTGCCTCCATCTCTTTGATAGCCTTTTTAAGCTGCGATTTTGCACGCCGACGTTTAGCCGCATCCTTGATTTTTGGGATTCGAGATTCAATCTTCTCGACTTGTCTCTTGAACTTCGTATAGCGACCAAGAGCTTTCCTTGCCTTTCCTGCAATCTTATTGGCGTTTAACGATGCAATATCAACGGACTGCACTTCAATCAACGGGCCGCCAGGTTTTGTCCAATCACGAATCTCAATTATCGGCAGAACATTGGTCTCAACGTCAAGAAGGATTTGTTTTTTCCCAAACCGATCCTTAAGAGCTTTTGTTCCAATAGTTATAGAGAAGCCAAGAATATGGTTCGCTTCATTGCGAGTTAAGGGGGAACCCTTGTTTATCGATGCTGCACGAGCCCGACCCACCATGTCTGCCAGGTCCCGCATGCTTCTTGGTCTTGCTACGGCAGCAAACATCTGATTGTCTAATAGATTTGTTTGCATCGATAAGAACGCAAACACATACTGTGACGCAACGTCCATTAAATGGACTTCCATTTGTTGGGCCCACTCAGCACGAGCTTCATTGTTTATAAAACGATTTTCCGAGAAGAAGTCTTCGATATTTGGTCGTTTAGCCTCAAGGCCATAGCCGCTGTGAAGCTTGTCGTACATCTCCTCGACCATTGCTGTGTAGGCTTCTTTGTACTGTTCAATGATTTCATCAAAGTTGCCGAGGGTGTCGGGCTTTCCAAAAAGACCTTCACCAACATCTGACCACCATTTTCCAGCAGCCTCGTCGGTAATCATCTCAATCGGGCGTCTCGCTAAATACTGAACGTCCGCAAAGCTAAACACTCCCTCTTTTCCGCCAGGAATCAACACCTTCATCCCTTGCTCTCCACCAAAACCAGTGGCCTTAAGCATTGGATATACTGGGCCAGAAACTTCCGAACGCTCGATCCTTGTGCCTTCTGGTGTTTCTACGATGCGCTCTACGGTGAACTTTGTATCCGTGGAAATGTCCTCAAGAGGAGAAGCGCTACCCATCCTCTGCTTTAAAATTTCTGCTTGGTAAGAAGTAATCTCAGAGTTGAAAACCCTTTGCTTAAGACCCGAGTCTACTTCAAAGTCCACAACAGCATGCGGCGTTCCGCCAATCTTCTCAGATGAAAGATCGAACTCTGCTGCTAACTCTTCTGAGAAGTGCCCTGAATCAAGAGCATCGCGCTCATTGAGAACTTGGCGAATGTCTGGCCCAAGCCTGTCAACGGCTCCATCAATATCCAAAAGATCAGAAGAACCTGTAGGTCCTGTCGCAACTTTTGTTGTTGGTTCTGCTACTCCCTGAGACTCTCTAAGGGCTTCAATGCGGCGATTTGCAGTGTTTAGTCTACGCTCATATAGGCGCTTTGTCCCGACCGCTGTGGCCTTGCTCAGACTCTCTTCAGCCTCTGCCGCACGCTTCATTAAGATTTGCATCTCGATTGATTCTGGTGCCTTGGCCGCCCCTTTAACAGGCTTCTCCATGAGCGAGATAAACTCAGTCTTGGGTCGCGAAGCAAGCTCTTCAAGTGGCGCATCGAGCAGTTCATCCGTCACGCGGATCAACTCGGTCAAGGCGTTGTGGTCTTTCTTTGCAACACCGAGCAGGTCTGCGATCTTTTCGACGAAGACATTCCACATCGACTTGTCTTCAACCTTAATGGTCATCAAATAGTCTTGGAACGTCTTGTTTGTCAGGCCATAAGCAACAAACTCTTTCACATTTCCAGTCGCGCTTATGAGAACTTCTTCAGTAGCGGCGTCAAGGATTTTCTCTTTTTGGGCTTGTTTAGCAAGCTTGACTACTTGGTTGCGAAGGTCAAAAATATCAGCCGTAGCTTTTTGAAGCGCAGTGCCCTTGTTCGCAGGACGGTTGCCATCAAAAAGCCGCCTCACGGTGGCTGCATGTACCAACTCGTGCAGTGCGGCTTCAGCCGTCGTTCCAGAGAAAGCCTCATTCCCGCGAAGGAACACATCATTAAAAGCGTCACCAGCAGGCGACCAATTTAGACCACTGGTGACTACACTCAACCGAGATTCGTGTGCGGAAATTAAGGTTAATTTATAGGCAATTTTATTTGGTAATGTACCTTTTTTCTCCATGTCGTATACAGCTTTTGGTATATCCTCGCGGCCCTCAATTACATGCACCTCGGTATCGCCTAAGTGAGGCTTGATACGCTCAGCAATACGTTGGTGTACAGGATTGTCTGCATTTTCAGCAATAAACTCAGCAAGCTCAGTGCCCGTTTTTGCCTGACGCATGGCAGCGTTGGCTTCTCCGAGAGTCAGTTCACCTAGCCCTACATCGGTTGGGACGTTTGATTTCTCGGCTTGAACAACGTCAGTGGGCGGTGCCTCCGCCATCCGAAGCTCAGCGGGAGGTAGTTCTTCCTCCATCCTCAACAGGTCTTGGGCAACCTCAACCTCATCAAGATCTGGGATGTATTGCCCGTCAAGCCCGGCTCGTTGTCTTGACAAGGCGCTGAACACCCCCTCGTCTGCCATTCGCACCTGGAACCCCGTAGCTCTGCGCAGCGCAACCTCACGGCGAGAAGCCATACCCGCTGCCTTATCGTCAAACAGGCGGTCAACTAAAGTCGATAGCGCGGGATGAAAGTCCGTTCTCGCTCTGGGAGCACGCCTATACCAGGAGTTAAACCAGTTAGACATGCGCTCCATCAGGTTGTTAAAAATGCGGAGCAAATCACCAGCGCCGCGTTGTGTTGCCACAACATTAGGAAGACGATGCGTGATTACGAACTCAGCGAAGTTCTCAGCAAACCATTCATTGAACTGAATGTCGGTCATTGTTTGGAAGTTTCGCGTGTATGGCGTATCTCTGAACAAGCCAAAGTCGTCCAACTCATCCCTGAAAGCTTTCGAGAGAATCGCGATTTCACTGTCAGCCAAAAACGACATCGCAACACCGTGACCAAGCTCGTGAAGAAACTGGTAGGTGCGAGGGCCGACACGATCAGAGCCTCTCTTATAGGAGTCCAGCGCATGCTCAAATTGAGATACGAGTTGCTCAGTTTTTTCAGCGGAAAACACCTCGCCCTCTTGTCGCTTCATCCAAGTCTCAGCGTCTACATATCGCTCCGACAACTCACGAGAGGTATAGGTTTTGCCGGTTTTTGGGTTCTTTCTGTCTGACAAGAACCGAATAGCAACGGATCGAAAACCTTGATTATCATCCCTCTTATAGCGAATGGCTTCGAAAATCTCATCGAGGTTTGCGCCGATTAAGAAAGAGCTTTCCGCTGCTTTCATCGTTCCGATCTCGTCGGCATAACCGAAAAAATCAACAGAACTAATCAGCCGATCAACCGCCCCACCTTCTGTTAGAAGCTCTGTAGTCCTCGCAGAAGCACCTTGTGCAATACCGGCAATCTGATCATTAAGGCGTATGTCTCTCAACACCCTTTCTGGAAGGGACATAACCAGCGCTTCAAGGACCGCCGCTTGGTCTACCTCAAGAAACCCTTTCTCAGCAAGAGCCCTGATAGACTGAGCAATCTGAGCGCGTCCAGCATTAGCCTGGGCGGCAGAAACTTTTGCTTCTCCAGCATCATCCAATGTCTCGCGGGCTCGCCTTACTCGCTCGGAAACATCTTCAAGAACATTATCGAAAAGCTTTCGAACTGAATCAAGAGTGGCTTCGTCTGAGAACCGGGCCAACATATTGTCTTCTGCCCGAGAAAGTAGTTCTACAAAGTCATCAAACTTTGATTGAGCGGTAGCAGGCATGTCAGCAAATTCTTTCGCAAGACGATGTGAAATCTCGCCAAGAAGATCGGCACCAATGTCGCTCTTGTGCGTTGTGCGACTGATAAGAGTCACAAGCATATCCATGCCCATGCTTCTGAGTCTTGCTTTATCTCCAACAGCATTGACGATTTCAAACTGAGCAGCATCGCTTAAGGCGTTGAGTTGTGCCTCATCCGATAAATCGACATCAACGGTCCTAAGCTCATCAGCAGGAATAGAATCAACAAGCGCTTGTTTGGCTGAATCAACCTCGCCTGCGCGTGATCCAATCGTCATGCTCGGTGGCTCTACAGATCGGCCCGATTTAATGTCATTAAGCAATGATTCCATGTAGGTCTCAATTGCTTTACTCCCCTCTTCGAGGCCCCTGACCCGCGCAAGACCAACAGCATGGGTTTCAATCATTGCCATTAGAGAATCGACAACGTCAATACCTTCAAGAGACTTGTAGTTCAGGGGATTTCTTTCATTGGCTGCTTCAAGCTCATCTCTAAGGCGAGAGTATGAGGCTGATTCCCGAATACCTTTTGTGTAATCGTCCACGCTATCAAGGCGTGCTGCTGCTTCTGAAAGAAACTTAGCAGTCCTCATCTTCGAGGAGTCTTTAAGAACGCGATTCACATCTTCAGCAGCGATACCACCGCGCCGCATGACCTCAAACACATTAGAACGAAATTTTGGACCAAACCCCTCAAGCGGGTTGCGGCCTTGTAGTAGGTTCTTATTGAAAAGTTCACCGGCCATCATGCTTGTTAAATCGTGCATGCCCCCGAACTTTTTGGTTAGAGGTGCCGGACCCATGCCAGGTATGGCATTTCTCCAACCCATAAAACCTCGTTGCCGACTTTTGGCTTCTCGCATCCTTTTTTTGGCCAGGCTTAGCTCAGGGTCACCGAAAATGACTTCCCTCAAATCTCTTCGACCCAGCCTTTCTACAGTATCGGCTCGACGTTTTGCTGCTCCAGTCGTTGCCGTGTCTACTGCTTTTTGGTAATCCGCAATGTCTTCAACGGGCGCAACTTTCTTCCACAGACTCCCGAACCCATAAATGCCGTCTGCCAAATACGCGGCCCGCATTGTGTCGAGGGCAATCGGTGCGCCAGGCATGTCTTTGTAAATCTTCCTTAGACGGGCTGTGCCTACAAAAGGTCGAGCCAATGTTGCTAAACCCATCTCCTCAACAGGAACAAGAAAATCTAAACCCAGACCAGTGGCTATTGAGGCTTTATAAAAGCTGCTGTTTTTGTCATAGCCTAAACCAAGCGCCGTTTCTCCAAGCCTATCCATAAACCCAGCAGCACCATAAGGGTCCATACCGGACCACGAATCGTTGATGCTGCCACGGTCGCTAGCGCGGCCATCCCAATCCCACGCGCCGAACTGATCTCCAATAGCCATGATCGGATCAGATATGACATCCATGGCTATCTCAGAAATAGGGCCAGCAAAAAACTCACCCCCAACCCGCAAGAAGGTGCCCGCACCATTTTCATCTATGGTAACAGTTGTTCCATCTTCGAGGTAACGAGAGTCGGTCATCGCGTTACCCAGCGTCTGGATCGCGAAATCGCCAACCTTTCTGTCTTCTGGGCCGTACATCGCCTCTCTTGCTGCTGTCTGACGTTCGATGTTTTTACGAATGCCTTCGTAGCCCCCCATTTTTTTAAAAACGCCAGAGCCTATTTTGCCTGGAAGGGTGTAAAGCTTTTGGCGATTAAGCTGACTCTCAATGGTTTCCCAGCCATCGTCGGAGTGAACGTACTCCTCAAGGTACACGCCCTCGTCCTCGGCCCTTTCTTTGGCCCCTTGGATGATTCTATAGATCGCAGGATGTAAATACAGAACATCTGGATTTTCAACATAGATGCTGAGCGCTTGAGGCGGCTGCACTGGGTAGTTCTGAGCTTTTAGAAACTCGTCCTTAAACTCAGAGAATGACGGAACGTCTAACAGGTAATCGTTGACTCGTATGTCATCACGAGACTTACCCAAAAACATTTTTGTAAACTCGGCCTTCCGCACTGACGGGTCGTCTGAGATAAGTTCTTCGTTGTCAAAAAACTTTTTAAAATCCTCTGCAACTTCACTGCCCCACAAAGCTGTGTTTATCTGGCCAAAATCAGAACCAGGCACATCGATACCTAGAGCATCTCCAATACGCACAGGCAATTGCGCTACCGTGCTGCCTACCTGGGTTACAGTTTGAAAAGATGTTTTAAACGCTGTACCGGAACCGCTAAAATCGATCTCTGGGCCATAGGGATTTACTGCTTTAAAAACAGGATTGGCGAACATAGCCGTGTTGCCCCACCAACTATCCTGCATGTGGCCCGCCCTGGTCGCCCACGGGTCTTCACCCAATTCATTTTCACTAACAATTCTGAGCCTTCTGTCCGGCCATAAATCACTGGGGATTTGCTGGATTATTCTGTTCAGCCTTTTGGTAATCTCTTCGCCATCACGCCCAGAGTCAAGCATTTCTTGCCTGACCCGCCAAATATCAATCGCTGCTTTTACCCGTTCAGCGACCTGACTATTTGTTGGATATGTATCGATGTCATTCCAGTCTTCTTCACCGCTACGTTTGGCACCGCCTCTCTTCTTCCATTCAGAAACCCAGTCAGAAGGCTGTGCGATCCAAGTGCTTTCTATAGAGCCCACTTCCTTGGATCGTTTTGCCTCCTTAAGAAAAGCATCTCTCTGCTGAACATATTGGCCAAGCACATCTATAAATGAAGCGTTGCCCAACGCAATGTTGTTTTGCTGTTCCAAATGTTCGTTGTAAGTCTTTAATTCTTCTTCACTAGCTTTTCCTAAATGAGCCCGAATCTCAACCGTTTCATACCAGGGCCTAAACTGCCCAGTATCTGGGTGTGCTGCATCTTTGTGTGCTTTTTCTGCCGGATGACCGGGGTAAACGACGCGAGGATTAAACGTCTGATCACGATTTCTCCACCACCTCTGGCCTCGCGATTGGCCATAATACTTTTCAGAAACAGTTTCAGCATCAACATGCCAAGGGTTGACCTTACTGGACGCCCAGGATGCGACTGATCGCACCCCGCTACCAAGAGCGCTCTCGTTAGCTATTTCTCCAAAAGATTGAAATACTCCGGGCCGAAGAGTCAGGTTCTCTGCTTGCGTGACTCTATCCACAAGGTCTTGGCCTGAACTCTCGTGTCTAGAAGAAGTGGCTTGGAAAGATCGGGCTATAGCCTCATCTTCAGTGAGGCCCTCCGCTTGTTGAAGAGCGTCTTTTACATTGTAAAACATCCTGTCTTCAAGACGCTCTTGATACGTTGCCGTTTGAGAATAGGAGCCAGGAACAGGGAACACCGACTCCCTTGGATAAAGCTTTCTGAGAAAAACACGTTCTGCGTTATCCTCTGCCTGGCCTTCTGCTGCCCAAGCTTCCGCTGCGCGATTCGGGCTGCTCGGATGTTCGCTAATAAGATTCAAGTATTCTATGGATTTCTTATCTCTTTCCTCATCAGTCAACCCTGGGGTGGTTTCGTCAACAAACTGATTGGCCGCCTCAATGTACCTTCTTTGAAGGTCTTCACCATGCACGATGTCAATCGTTGGAGGCTCTCTCTCCATGTAGCCTTCAGGGACCGTTACAAGATCTTCGTATTCGTCATCAATAGACGAGGTGGCTACCCTTACGGGGCCAAGAGGCGGCAGCTTAGCCATAGGTTATGTTCCTTCTGGCATTGAGTTTTGGAGAAGCTCGTCGTTTGTCGGCTCGGCAGGGACGTTCAGCAAATACCATTCGTTCATAGCGTCTCGAATCATTGCCCACCGCGCCTGATCCTCATCTGACAGTTCCTTCAACTTCTGGTCAAACTCGTAATTGTTCGCCACCTCTCTAACCGCATCAACCAACTCGATTGAATTCTGAAAGCCTTTTCTAAGGTGTTTCAACTGGCCTTCAGGGTCTCGGCCAATGTCGCGGACAACATCAACAACCCCTCGCTGCGTCATGGCTCCATCGGGAGTGAAGGCAGGTTGTTTTGCCTCTGGAAAGTAGCTTGACGAAGGCGTTCGTATCGGTGGAGGGGCAGGCTTGGGCTTGGGCTTGGTCTTGGTCTTGGGAAAGTAGCTTGACGAAGGCGCTTGTATCTGTGGAGCAGCGGGGGGCTCAGTTGGCACTGAGGAATCACCAACATCCTTTAATGTCCAATCAAGCCACGTATCGTACTGTTCCTGCCATAGCTCTGGCTCTTTATCAGAATCCGCAGTGATTTTTGGTTCACCACCGGGCTTCTTTGTTGGAGGGTCCATCTCGATTTCGCTTGGGTCGATAGACTCAAACTCAAACTCAAACCCACCTGGTGTAAAATCCTCCCCCACTCCGATTTCGCCAACGACCGATGGAAAATCAGGAAGGTCAGACTCCTCGTCTTCTTCCGGCTCGGGAGGAGGAGAAGGCGCAACATCAAATGTCTCGTCTTCACGAAAGTCCTGACCCAACTTCACCTTATCTGGGGCTCCACGACCTCCAAGATTTGGACCTTTTTCAGATGTTAAGCCTGGAAGAACTAATTCCCTATTGGGTTCTTCACCAGGGGTCCGCAATTCGTAGGTGTAGTCTGGCTCTGGAAGCTCTTTTTCATCAACGGAAAGGCCGGTCATCTCTTCTGCAAGACCCCCCTCTCTCCGAAGGCCTTTGAGATCATACGGAAACAAACCATCTACACTGCCTCTCTTCCCGCCCAAGGGGCCCTCAAGACCATACTCGCGATCCCCAACACTTGACTGAAGCTGCGCCGCCTTTTCACCAAGATCTTCCCCTTCTTCCGTGCCCTCCTTTTTGCCTATATCACCAGCAGCCTTAAACATGGCCTCCTCTTCATCCTGGGTGAGGACAGCAGAGGCTGGTGCCTCAGTTCCAAGACCACGGGAAACCGGGGGCTCAATGCGGTAAGCTGGGTCGTTCTCAACAAGGAAATCAATCGCTCCAGTGGCTTCACCAGAGAAGGTAAGGTGTTGATTTTGTTTAACAAGAAGGGCCTGTAGGGCCGCCTTATTGTCTTCAAGCTCCTGCAAAGCAGCCATAGCATGGTCGTTTTTCTCGAAATTGGTCGGGGCTTCAAGTCCTGTTCCCAGGCGACTCCCTTCACGGCCCAAACCACCAGGCCCCACTTGTCCCCGCCTGCGCCGTGGCTCTGGTCGAGGCCCAACATCAGACTCTATGTCGCGGACTTGTTCTTCAAGAAGTTGAATCTCTTGACGAGTTGTGGAGATGGTGTCTTCATCAACACTGGCTTGACCAATCGCGCCCGCGTTGAGAGATTGGATGACTAACAACCTTTCGCGGGGACCCATTGCGGACCACTCGGCTGCAACCCCTCTTTCTGAACCGACAAGAGGCTTCAACTGATCATTGATTTGGCCGTACAAGTCATGCTGCTGTTCAGCCTTAAGTGCTCGACGCTCCTGCCTGTTAATGTTGGCAACCAAGGCCTCAATCTGTGGGTTTAAAATGTCTAACGACTCTGGGTCGCGGCTTACGCTTTCTTCAAGTTCTTTCAGTTGCCCACGAAGACTCACTGCCGCCGCGTCGGCCTGGTGCATCTCCTGAAGCGCTGAGCCCATCCGATCCCGCGCAAACCCATATTGACCTCGAATAGCCGTTTCATTCAGAACTTGATTCTCAACAAACTCATTCGCGATCTTTCCACGCGCTCCAGAAATCATCATCCGACTTTCTTCTAAAGTCTCACGACGTACATCCTCATCCTCGATTCCCAAGACCTCATCAAGAATGGACTGCACATCTTCGTCAACGTACTCAAACGGTGTCATGCTTTGTGCAAAACTCTTTCGGCCAAGACGCCTCTCAAGAATGTCGCCCCTCTTGCCTTCCTGGGCTTCACGCTCAGCCATGACATCTGCGAGACGGGCCTCGTATTCCTTGATCAATCGATTGGTCTTGTCGGTCGTGACGTTGCTTTCAAGGCCAGGCGCAGGCCCTGTACTCGATGAGGATGATGAGCCGCCTGGACCGCCGAGGGTTGGGATGTCGGCAAGCGCTTTATCGCGGCTTGCTCTTATGGCGCTTAAAGCTTGTTGATGCTCAGCCCTGCCATAAAGGCGTAATCGCTCTTCCGAAGAATTAGAACCAAAGCCGCCGAGAACTGGCTCATCCCAAAGTGCTTGTCCAACTTGGTATTTATCATAGATAGCCGTCTTAAAAGACTCCGCTGCGTCAACCCCATGCTCCTTTCGAATCGCTAAATAAGCCTTAACAAAAAGCGTGCCGCCCTTTTCACCTTTAGGACTTTTATCATCTGGGTTTGCGTTGCCGCTTAAAGTATTCCAATAAGCAACCATGGCTTTCTGGGCGCTACCATTGTTTGTATCAAAGTAATTAGGATTAGCCGCAAACCCAGTTTTTATCCCGGCAAGGAAATTTGTTCCTTCCACTGCCATGGTCGCATCAGCCCGTGCTGCGAGACCTTGACCCTTATCCCACATACCCTGAGCACCCTCCTCTTCTTTTCTGTAATCATCTCGGGTCTCTTCTATTAGTTTAAATTGGCGTGCCTTGGCCGCGCTTTGGTCTCTAGCGCCAACGCTGGATTTTTTAGTCATCGCCTGTCGTTTGGAAATAGACGCTTGCTCTCGGTTCAGCAGGTTGTTCTGCAACTTAGTGATGTTCTGCCGAAGACGAATCTCCTCGTCCTTCAGGCCCCGCTCTTTAGTGGCCTGCTCGTCAAGCTCGAAACGAGCAAGCTCTTGGTTCTTCTTGTTCGTAAGCGCAACGCGCGTGTACATATAGTCTACGAAAAAGTTTGACTGCGGCGTGTAAAACGTTCCGGTTCCGAACATGGGCTGAATAGTTCTGTAAGCCATGGTGTCTCCTTACGGTGTCGCAGCTTGCGTAGTGGCAGCATCAGCAGCGGCCTTAGCTGCGGCTTGAGCCGCTTTTTCAGCCTTAAGCTGAACGTATGCGTAAGCCCTGGCCAGTTCTGTCTGGTCTTTTGCACCAGACGATAGGTTGTAAAACATGTCTTGGTACTGAGGGTCCAGCTTGGCAATGTCGGTAGACATGACCTCGATTCCTCTGTTGACACCAAACTGAGCGGCAACTGGGGCGAGACCTTTTAAGAGACCCTCCACTGCCTGCATTCTTGCAGTTCTGATTTGAGAAACATAGGCCACTGCGGAGTTGTATTTGGCCGTCTTTTCTTTTGCGGCTTCAAGCCCAAGCGCAGTAGCGTTCGCCTCAAGCTCGGCTTCCCCCACTGTGAAGGCGCTCATCATTGCATTTCTAATGTCTTGCTGCGCTCCAGCATCCACGTTGCCCGCTGACGCGGCTATGTCTTCCTGCATCCCACGACCAAGCTCGGTGCGACGATTTAACGCTGCGCGTCCTCGATCCATGGACTCTCTACGAACCTGTTCCCCGTACTTCTGTGGAGCATCGCCGCCCCACTCATCCACGGTCTCTTGGGCTAACTTTTGTGCTTCAGTTGGTATGAATGCTGACGCAGCTTGGAGTCCGCCTATGCCTAAAGCTAACCCTGTTTGCACACCAATGTCTTTCCATCGATTAGCTGAATCTATCTGCGCAGCAGTCTTAGGCGGACCCTGCTTTGGATCTGGGGTAGTGCCAAGTGTTTGGATTGTGGCGTCTTGTATTGGGAAGGGTACACTTGGGCTGCCACCAGGTGCGCCAAGCGCGGCGTCAACGGACAGCGCCTCGCGGTCCACCGCCGCTTGCTGTTGTTGGTTTGCTTGATATTGCTTAAACTGAGAAGAGCCCATCGGGACGCCGCCAACAGAGAAGAATCCTGCTTGCTGCCCAGGCTCATACAGGCTGGGGTCTTGACCCCTGTACCCAGGTTGCGCTGGTTGCGCTGGTTGTGCTGGCTGTGCAGGATAGAAACTGAGGTCGTCCTCACCGGGTTGTACATCAAACTCAGAAATCAGTCGACCCATGGCGTCGTATCGATTCGGCGGGGTTTGGGGTTGAGCCATGATTTCTTCGAATGCTTGGCCTGACCTCTGGGCATACGCCGCCTGCGCTGCTGCACGTGCCCGTGCGCTTGCTTCATGCATACTCGAAAGTGCCGTCGCGGAGCCGGTGGCTCCGTACCCAGGATCTCCTGGCACGCTTACCCAGCCTCCTTGCATATTATTTCTTTGTGGGTCCCAATAAGGCATATCTCAACTCCATCCAAACTTGTTCATTACAGTTCTGCGATACGGGTCCATCGGCATTCTGCCACCGGCTTGCATTGGCATGCTGGATGCCAAGACGCTCATGTCAGACGGGGCTGCTGGCAAGGAAACGGATCGCATTGTACCGCCTCCTTTTGACGCCGTCGCTGCTGCTGCTTGGGCTGAACGAGAGGCATCCTCTGACATTCTTTCGAGCTTCTTTGCCTGCTTGGCCTTTTCGTTCTCAGCTTTCCGGTCATAGTCGTCCATGAACATCCCGGCGACACCGCCGACAAGGAAACCAACACCAGCGCCAATAGCAGTGCCAATACCTGGGGCAACCCCAGTGCCAATCGTTGCACCAAGCGAAGCGTATTCGGCACCCATCGTAAGACCGCTCTTTGCAGACGCTTCTACCTCCTTTCTCCAAGACGCTTTCTTCTCTTCGTCAGAGAGGCCAGTACCGCCGTATGCATCAGCCATTATGGATTCCCCGAAGAAATGATAAACCAGTTAGTCCCGTTCGATATAATAGTAACCCATGAGTACCTATCACTATAGGTTTTTGTGGCTGCCCCATCAATGGTTTCAGACCCGTTAGCGGCTAAAATCACAGCGTTTGCAGCGAAGAGCTTCTTAAAGCTCAACACCATATTTGTGCATGTTGCCGCTGCTGGAAGCCCAACGGTAACATCACCGCCTGATGTGCCCACCAAGTAAAAGGTTGCTGTCCCAACGGTGACATCGCCATCAGAGGTGATGACCGTGCCTGCGTGCAAGCCTATTCTTTTGAAAGACCAATCGTCGGTAAGATCGGCAGCAGCAGCAGGAATTGCTCCCGCCATAGCTATTGGGTTATTCGCTCTTTGCGCTAACGAAGTTGCTGTAGATATTTCTGCGGACAATTCTCTGGAAAGCTGGTTTTTTCCTATCGTTTGTCTTGGAATATCTCTGCTTTGAATTCTGATCGAACGCATTGAGGTAGACTCAAGCTCTTCAACAAGCCCGTCAAAATCACGCTGATCCGGTGCCTTTGAAGAATGTCGCCCCTTCCAAGCCATTACGTTGCCGCATTGAAATGCGCATCAACAACGCAAGAGCGTGCTCGCACAAATATGTTTTGAGAGTTTACTCCGTCTGCGGCTGTAAAAGGAGATGACCCTCCACCATTTTGGGGATTGCAACGAATCCCGACATTGTAAATACCTGCCGTAAGATCAAACACATGATGGGTAGACATTTGCTTGGCAGCGCTCTTTGACCAACCAGTAATGTCAGTGTTTTGTTTATCATTAGTAACCTTTACGCTTGAGTAAAGCCTGCGTCTTGTGGCTGCATATTGAGTCAATGATGCCGTTGTTCCATCCATTTTTTGAGAATACAAAGCAAAGTCTGCGGCAACGTAATTAGGGTTGTTTAGAAACTCTGTTTCGAGGACATTCGATGCATTGCATTGTTGTAAAGCCGAGTTTCCTGTTTCCCAGGCAAGCCAGCTTGCTGTGTAGATCACGGTCATTGGGCGATAAACTTTAATGGTTACGTTGAGGCCATTAACTGGCTCCCAGTTGTTCAAGCCTGACCCCGATCCTCCGCCACGGGCTTCCGCGTGGAAAATCTCTGCTCCTACCTTGTCGGGCGTATGAACTCTATACCGGGTCGTTCCAGTGCAGAACTCTGCGCGGTCATCTGAACCACCGATAAACTCAGGCCGCAAAACGTGACCCTTTGTTACCCACTCTCCATGAGAAAGGTCACCAGCAACTGAACCGCCATTCAGCCAGGTTTCAAAGTTTCCGATCCGACCCTTAAGGTCCGACTCTGTAATCGCGTTGCCGTCAACGAATGGTGTGTTTGTAAATGCCATAAATCACTTATACTTAATTACGGATGCCGTAAGTCTTGAAATCGTTATGGCATCGTTCGACCCGTTTACCCAGCCAAGGTTAGCCGCGTCGGGGTTCGGTGAACCCAGTCCGTGGCTGTCTATGTAGGTTCGGAGGTCGAAATCGTAAGAGCCGTTCAGCGTATGATAGAAAAGCAAAGTCACGCTTTCAACAGATCGTGCCGCTTGGCTATTTGTTGCAGCCTGTGATTTAGCGACCGAGTTTTGAATATGCCGCTCTGTAACAGGCAAACGAACGTGGTTTCTAAATAAAGCAAACCCCAAGTCTTCGTTTACATCATTTCCAGATCCTACCCTGCCCTCTATCCGAACCTCAAACGTGTAGCGGATTACTGCATAACTAAAGTTTGTACCAAGAGTCAGGTTAAATCGAGCACCCGAAGGAAAAGTAGGCGCAGAACCTGTTCCACCAGTCCAAGATCCTCCAGACGGGACCACTTGCCACGTCGAGACCGGTTGAATTATTCTTTTGGCCCAATCGCCCGAGTCGTAGCTGAGAGTTGAAATTAAAGGAAAGGCAATACTGCGCTCATCGAGACCCTCCGGCCTGACATTCTCAGCGTTAACCGCTGCGGTTGCAGTTGCTGTTGCTGTCATCGTAGCATTTGGAGCCGTAATAGATGCAACGTCACCGGGTTGTATTGGAGTGAAAGAAACCTTACTCATCGCTTTCTCCTGTTCACAAGAAGGATGGCCTCTTCAATTCGAGGAGAAAAACTCTGTGCCGTAGCGTACCAAGTCACGGTATCTCCACCATCTTTATCGACATATAGCCGAACCGAACACTCCACGACGTGAGAGCCAGCCTCTACCGGCAGTGCGCCGCACATATAAATACATTGGCGCTTGTGAAAAGCTGTAAATGGTCCAGCATACGCAATCTCAAAACCATCAACAGTCATGATAAAATCATATTGTAGCCAATCTCGGAGCGTTCCTTGGTCGGCATCAACATAGCCGCCTTCATAATTACCGCCCCCATACGAAGAGTATGCTGCGGTATCAAATTGAATTGAAGTCTCGCAAATTAAAAGCTCGTCCGATGACGACGTGACGTTGTTTGATGTTTTGATTTTTTGATGGGCTTGGGTATCAACATCCAGGGCCTGATAAGTTTCTTGCAAAAATGAAGCTGATATTTCATTAAAAACCGCAGAGCCTACTTCGCTGCCAACAACCACAGATGCGGCTGGCAGATTGTCTCGATCTAAAGCTCCGTTAATCTCCTCAAGGTACTCCCTGACGTTTTCGTTCCAGTCTTCCGGGTCAAGAATGTCCCCAGCCTGCAAGTCTCGTTGAATATATCGCCATGCCATTATCCTCTTTGCTCCTCGACTACAGAACTGATTGGGATCATCTTCTCATAAGGAGCGCCGCTAACAACGCCAATTGCAAAACTTAAGATCTGCAATCGCCTTCCAGAAGACTCAAATGTTAGGCGCAACTCCCTGCACGCCGGTTGCCCTGCTGTAGTAATATCGAACCGAATCGGAACAGGCCGGTGTTCGTACCACAGACTGGAAGTAGACCATGTAGCCGTGTCATACACTGCATATTGGTTAGTATAGTCTTGTTGGTCTTGAGCTTTTGCAGACTCTACAGCGGTCAAGTTCCGATTGACTCGATAGGTTAACTCAAAATCATTGTCACCATATCCGATCACATCGCAGACTACATACTTTGGATTGAACGCCGCAAAGGGTCCGTTGAAATCAATGTCTGTGGTCTCCCACAACGGCTCAATTGATGCGGTGCCCTTCGTGGACGCGCCGCGTGTATAAACATGCAAACCCTTGTTGCTGGAGTCGTTCGAGCCAAAGATGTAATACCCACGGTGGTCTTGCGTCACGATAGCGTCTGCAATTGGGAAGTCTTCCCTGAAAGACCAAGATCCAATTGCCCCATGGTAAACCAAAACAAAGTTGTTTTTGTCACTACCGTCAACAGGAACGGCCAACCAATACTCTTTGTCTTTAGGGTAGTAGTTTCCTACGGCTTGAATAGATGCCGCGTTGTTGATTCTGTTTGTTAAGCCAGGGATTGGAGTTGAATACCTAATCAACTGAGTTCTTGAACCGACGTTTTCAAGAGACCCCTCGATCCCATAAACTCCTTCCATGCTAAGGAACAAGATTCCAACACCTGGAACTTCTGCGATAGAGTTCGGAGCGATGCACCCAATGTCTTTTGAAATGTTTTGAGAAAAGAATGTTGTTCCAGTCTGCGTCTGCTGAGACTTGATCAAGAATATTCCGCGCTGCTTGAAAACCAGCAAAGCATTTTGAGTAGTGTAAAGGCCAGTGATTGGGCCGCAATCGTCTTGACCAAAGCTAAGAATATTATCGACTGGAAAAACCTCGGGTCTAAGCTGTGCAGAAAACTGCACGTCGCTACTATTTGAGCCAGCCAAGAAAAGTCTATTCTTAAATGAGGCCCCCATCGTAGCGCGGGCAGGCCATGGGCCAAAGTCGTCCTCGTCTAACAAAGGACCCAAGAACGCATCTTGTTTTGCGTCCTCAAAGGTAGTTTGAAAGTTATTTGAAATTTCAGCATGGAAATAAAAATTTGAGCCGATAGCACGGCTTAGTAAATCAGCATTGGTATCAAGGCATTGTCGAGTTCTATAGATTCGACGGGCGACAATATTTTCTCCGCCACGAGGGATTGTTACAATAGCCATTTTTCGCTGGCCATTTACATCATTTGTGCCAGTAATCATTGTTGATGGGCTTGATGGCGGTGACTCCTGCCCTCGCTCATTAATGAATGTGACTTTGTATCTATATCCCCACTTTCGGATGGGATCGTCTTTCTTAACGCTCATGCCGGACGCAGCTTTGCGGCCCAATCCAAGCTCCGCGATACCTGTTTTTCCTTTGCGCAGGGCCTGGCCAGTTGGAGCAGATGGAGCACCATCAAACCCGGCACGCTCCGTATATCTACCGTTAAACACCAGTGCTGGATCTCTGCCGTTGAACAAATAGATCCGACCATTCATAGCAACAGATACAGTTCTAAGATGCGGCGCATCCAAAGACGATCTGGATGGAGCTTGTATGCCATCAGACATCATCATTGGTCGCCACTTTTGAGCCCCAGCCTTACTGCCATCAAACAAGTAAAGACGCATATCGGTAGCGTTCTTAGCTTCAAAGATTAGATGCTGACGATTACCGGAATGCTCCGAGAACCAGTGAACACTCTCAATCTCATTAAAGTCAGTCCACGCGGCCCCTTCTTCATCATCTGGGATGAGTACCTTGTACCCACCAGAGTTTTCCCATGCGTCTTTGTCATTGAAGCGCATGTCGCGAATGCGAAGAGCTTTCGGTGGATTCTGGCTCGGACGCCAAGAATCATCGATACCTCGGAGCGGCTTGAAGAGCAGTCTGGATGTTTTCATTCTGCGCTCCTACACTATTCAGTTAGTGCTTGCCTAAGACGTTCATACGTTAAAGTAACGGTGGGCCAATAATATTTAGATTTTCCTGGGAAATCATCGTCGCCCTGAATAATTCTATTAACCCTTTGATGGCCCACATTGTAAGCAAGGACCGCTAAGTCCTCATTTTTCAAGACACTACGGTCTTCGTTGAACAGCTTAGCGGCAGCCTCAATAGATAGTTTAGGGTCTAGGCGCTCGTCAAGCGTTCTTCCAGGCATCACCCGTTGCCAGGTTTCTTCCGTCATCTGCATAAGCCCAAGGTCTTTAGTTGGGCCAACGGCATCAGGGCGACCGCCGGACTCCAGCCCTGCGATGCTGGCCAAGATGTATGGATCAATGTCGTACTCTGAGCCAAACTCTGAAAAGGTATCACCATAAAAAGCCCATGCTCTAGTAGCGCCTTGAAAAGCGTGGTGACTTCTCCTTGTGACCTCTGGGTCATCAAAGTTGGGAGTCAACTGCGAAAGGGTTTCAGAACCCTGCCCAAAAGTAATGAATTGTTCCTCGGGCTCCTGAGCCATAAGCGGCTCAGCATCCTCTTCTGTAGACGGTTCTGAATCCTTTACGGCTGTCTCGTCGTCAACATAAACATCGGAATAATGCTTAGCCCACCAGTCATCTATTCGTTGATCAATCGATCTGGTTCCAGGCATTAGGCCACGCTCATGCTTTGACGGAGCACATCTGAATCCGACATGAACTGTTCCATGTCGTTGCGCATGGTTTCCTCTGCAAAAGAATCCTTGTGGCCATTGGCCTCTTTCAAAATAGACTCGTACTCTTTCAGTATTTCCTTGTCCTCTGCTTGTTGAGACAAAGTCTGAATACGATTCCGGTAACCTTCAACTCTAGCCTGGCTTAATACTGGCGCGTTGATCCGTTGAGAAAGCTCTGGAGCCTGTGTAGACTTCTGTGTTGGCTTCATTCCAACTGATTTGCGACCAGGAAACCTTTTTTTTCCGGTGGATTTGTCCATGAAAGATTTGCCTGGCAACTCACCATTGTTCTTAGTGGCTGCCTGAAACGCCTTTGCTCCAGACTGGTTTGCTGTTTGAACTGGGATGTTGCTCATAGGTTTTCGCGCCATATCAATACCCCCCTTCTAATCCTGACAACAGGACATCTTCATCTGAAAATGTAGACTCCTTGGCCGTAACTCTCTCAGCCCTTTTCCCCGGACTTCCAACTGAACCAAAGACTTCCATAATCTTCTTCCTTCTTCTCTTCTCCTGCAACTCAGCCTTCTCAGCTTCCGAGGGTTGAGTCGGACGCTCTGCTATAGGTTGTTTTTCTTCTGGGCGTGCCTCTGCACCAAGAAGTTCAAATCGCCTCATTTGTACGTCAAAAAAGTTTGCCATCAGGTCTTCACCGGGTCGCCATACAGATACGAATATCCGCGTGGCATTTCTTGAAATTGTCCTTTACGATACAGTCTATCAGAGCGGTCAAGATAGCGCTTCTTCATTTGCTGTAGACGCTCTTCAGCCTTTACTTCGTAAATGTTTGAGATCTGACCTTGCCCGTATTGCAAGTAGAGATCCGCGACAGCCTTGTACACCAGGATGACGTGATACTGCGGAGGGATCTCTGGCTCGTCATTGTACCCAACCAGTCGGCCTGGGCGGCGCATATACCGGATCTCGCACTTGATGTCCGCGTCTGGACGCCGGTAAAGACGCATCGTGTCACGAGGCCCTTCGTAGTACAGGGGCCGCGTGTAATCTAATGATCCAGTCCCATCGTCAACAAAGGTTGCAGAGGGAGATGCGGCTGGGACTACTTCTGTAATCTGATACCAGCCAGTGTTTGCGGTTGCATTGCGACGGTAGATTCTCTTTCGATACACATCTGTGCCACTGACGGCAGGCAGCCCCCCAATAGTAATTTTACGATTACTGCCTGAAGCCGCAATGGAATCGCTGACGACCGGGCTTGGCGCAGATTCGATGCCCTCTCTCTCGATGGTGGCGCAATACTCAAACTTAGTGCTGTACGGCAAAGATCCACCGCTACCATCCGTTATAGTGGTCGCAGTGATTGTAAGGTCATTATTGAGTGTGCGATCCGCGTCATCGTCCGTGATAATGATTGTGTCGCCGGACGTTGTGTGATCCAGAAGAAGGCCCTCCTCTGTACGCGAGTCCACATAAACAAGTCTGCGGTCTCTTGAGTTCGCGGCCTGACCAAAGATTTCGTCTCGAATGGTGATGCCAAGAAAGTCCACCATATCCTTTGGCAACTTAATCTTGTCCCACTTTACCTTGAAGGTCGTCACGCCTGTCACGGCACCGGAGCCCCCGGTCGGTTCTGTTAGATATGCCGTTGACGTGCTTGCAACAGAATCAATGCGGTACTCGATGCTGTTGGCGGTATCCTCGATTACAGCGCCTTCCATGCCCGTGTGAAGCCATGTTCCTGCTGCTGCGGTCACAGTCTTGTTGTTGTTCTGTAGTGTCAGAGTAGTTCCTGCTGCGCCCTCGATGTCAGCATAAAGCTGCTGCTCTGTGCGCTCCTGCAAAAATCGCCAGGGATGAGCGCTACAAATCTCCTCGTAGTGCCTATTGATAAGTCGAACAACATGGCTCTCATGTGTGCTTACGTTTGGGTTGTGGTCAAGTAGACCGTTCACTTCTGATATTAAGTCTTTAAGAATCATGTTCCCTCCTGAAAGAAAGCCCCCCGAGAGTATATCTCCCGAGGGGCTTCAAAGTCACACAAAGTTGGAATCAACCAAACCAGCCCTTATCAATGATAAGAATAGCTCCGTCAGCAGCACCATCTGTGAAAGCGCTCACAACAACCGCAAAGGGCTGTTCGTCTGCGGCCTCAGTGTCCCACGCACGGATTTCACCACTGGCAGAACCGCCAACCATAGTACCGATAGCAGCCGTGTCGCCAGTAACGATTTCTGGAGTATCGTTAAATCCGGCAACCTGGATTTGAACTGGCCGACCGTCAGCAGCAGCAGTCACGGCAACGCCGCATGCGAGAGGAGAGTTGCTTTCAGCCGTCACTGTCACAACGAAACCAGCGGCACCATAGGTGTCGGGATCTGGGTCCGCAGTTGTGTCAGTTTCGACTTTCACAACATTGCCAACTGCAATGGCTCCATTGGCCAGCGCGGTAACAATCTTTTTAGGGTATGCAATGACGCCGTTTGCGCCATCTAATTTTAATACAGACATGATAAATCTCCTTTAAAGACTATGATTAGAAGGTTTCGCCGTCGAAAGCAATACCGGATGAACCGAGGTGCTTGGCGACAAGTTGTCCATACAGACGAACATTCGCAGAACGAACGTCGTACTCACCACTAATCTTCTCGAACGGAGACACATCGAAGTAACCCTCGCTATCGAAGACCCAGTGAATGTCATCAAGGTTCAGCAAGTAAAAGCTGATGACAGCCGTTGAATGAGTCGTGGTGTTGGTAGGCATGTAGTATTCGGTTTCCATACGGATACCGTCCCACATTTGGATCATGCGTCCACCGTCAAGCTTTGCCTCATCAACATAACGCTCGTATGCACGAAGCGAACGCTTGAGGTTTTTAGCTCCCTGACGGGAAGCGAGCCAGATGTGAGGCTCTCCACCAGGAGACACAGCAGAAGTTTCAACACGCAAATCCACAAGTCCTTGAAGACCGTTAGCGTTGAAGCTTCCGTTGAGGTCCGAGACTTGATTCTGCCAACCGGGGATACCAGAATAGGTGCCCTTAGAGACACCACCAACGGAGTTGGACTGAGTAAGAACAGCACCCGATTCGAGGAAGCCCGTGAAAGCAGCAGCGGTGCAACCATTCAGGGTGTTCCAGTCAGCAAATCCGCCAGCGTCTACACCCTCAACCGTTCTACGGAGGAGGTTACGTCGCATAGCGCCCATGACAGCCTTAGTGCGAGAATCAAGGATACTAATCACAGCGGATTCGCCACGATTCTTGATCTCTTCATCTTTAGAGATTGCAATAGGCATAGTGGTGTGAGCAGGAGAGTACACCGCAGGGGTAAGTACGTCTGACACGGTTAGGTTCAGCTTCTCGTATCCAGTCTGAATACGGGTAGCGTTACTGTGCTCACCGAAGCCTAAAGGCTCGATGTAGCGGGTTCCGCCCTCAACTTTGGGTTGACCTTTTCCATGAACATCTTCATGAACATCAATCAACGCCGTAGTTCGGGCGAGGTTATCGCGGAAATCTTCCGCTAGTAAGTACAAGGTAGACGAGAGAAGCTCGTCACTAATATTAAGGCCAGTGGCCTGGGTAACAGCCATTTTATTTTCCTCGGGGCTTTGTTATTTAAGGCCAGCCAAACGCTTAGCCTCTTCTTGATTGGCCTTCACCCAAGCATAAAGCTCTTGGGCTCTGGCTCCCTTTGGAGGACCTGAAGTCTTTGCCGCATTCGCCTTAGACTTCCCAATCTGTCGCGCACTAGCCGCTCTAACCTGGCGTTGGCGGGCCTGCACTCGCTTTTGCTCCTGCACGCCTTTTTGAGCCTTTACCAGTTCGTATGCATCGGGTGTGCTTAATGCAAACCCTGACGAACGCCGTTGACGAATAAGCTCTGCAACTTCCCCACGAAACCTTGTATCCCTCATTTCAGGATGTGATTCCATAAAGTCGCTCAAAGCCAATCGCCGGGTTTCCCGCTCAGAATGCTCAGCAATCGGTTGAACCAATTGACTAAGCTTCGCAGCAGCAGCACGCTCGATGCGTGCCTCGATTCCTTCTGGGCTCAAAAGATCTGGAAGCTCCGATTCGGGCTTGGACAGAACTTGTTTAAGCTTGGGGTCATCAATGAGTTTAGCAAAAGCCTTTTGACGAGTAATAAGAGCACGCTCTTTATCCCTCAAGGCTGTTTCCCTATCACCGTATGACGCCTCAAGATCGCGAGCTTTCGATGAATCTCGTTGGCGTTTGTTGTGGTAGTCACGACGCAGATTGTGGATGACCTGCTTTGAAAGCGGGTCCAATTTCTCCAGATGCTCCGGTTTGATTCCCTTGTAGAAACCATCCAACGAAAAAGTTTCGTCTTCAGGTAGCTCCGATGTCAAAAGATCGAATCCTCGATCCGGCTTGTCATCAGCGTTTGTCTCATTGGTGCCCCGAGTCCCTGACTTGCCTTCAAGTTTCGCCGCGCTGTCGTGATCCTGAGCCGCATTAACCTGCTCGATGATGTTGCCCGAGGCTGCATCACTGGTAGCCACATCGGCTACAGGTTGGGCTGAGGGACCATTAGACGCTACGGCTCCACCATCAACAGTAGAGTTGCTCAGTTCCGTGTCTGACATTTTTTCTCCTTACATACAGGCAAGGGCACCTGCATAGAACGATTGTAAAGCTCCACGGCATGTGAAGCAAGAGTGTAAGCTACATGTTTTCAGAAAGAAGCTCTTCGTCTGGCGACATAGGCTCCTCTTCACCCGCTGGCATTGGTGGCGGCTCAGCGCCCTCTGCCATCACTTCTTCACCTGGTGGCGATTGAAGATCTTGCGCAAGCTGCTTATCTTTTTCCATCATCTTAAGTTTACCAGCGGCAGCCTTAAGAGCAGAATCGGAAACTAGCCCTTCCGGTTCAAACATGTACTTTTCGTAGTTACCCTCGGCATCCACAAAGCGAATTGCTTCAATTAAAGCAATAGCTGGTGCGTAAACCTCGGCAGGAAGAGGCTCTGCCCAACGGTCGCCCTTCTGAATCATGTCGGGGTTGGGTTCCCAAGCAGGAATCTCAACATCCGTTCCAGCCAAGGCGTCGAGGGTCTTGTCCATCTGATCCGAAAACATCGAGATTGTTTTTATCTTAAATGGTTTCTCGGGCGGTGGAGCGCCCATGGCAAGTTCCTGCATTTTGAGATCAGCTTCTTGTGCGCGAAGTTGCTCAACATCTTGCGTGCTCGGCCCCATATCACCCCCGGAAGGAGGGGGCATTGGAGGACCGCCAGGCTCTCCTGGGTATGGAAGGCTTTCTCCGGTGACTGGATCAACTGGCATTTTCTCTCTCCTTAAATCATTCTGGTGGAAGAAGCGTATCAACACGCCCTTCATCTATTGCTTTTCTGAAGTCTTTGTACGCGGGATCATTATGAACTCTGTCATAGTAATCCTTATACGTTTCTTTTTCCTCTTCAACCTTTGATTCGTTTTTTACTATCTCACCAGCCAAATCCCAATCTCCATCAACAGGAGTCAATCCTCGTTGCCTACAAATCTCGCGGCGGTGGTTTTCAGATGTGAGAGTAACCCCAAGGCCCCGATCATAATAAGGGAACCGGGCCCAGTGCATGTCGAGTTTAACTTTCCAGACGCGGCCAGCCTTTCCATCGCAAGAGTCAAACTCACACTCGACTTCTTGTGGCGCTTTGCCAACAAACCACTCCCAAGTACCGTGGTTACATGTGGCGCATTTGTACTGAACAAGACGTTCTTTCTTCAGAAACTCTTCAGCAGATGTTCCAGTACCGTAAATCGTATGCCCGTTCTTACGTTTTGGTGGTGGTCGCCAATTGAGTTTTCTGTGTTTGGCGTTTGAGCCGCATTCCTCACACTCAATTTCTACCGGGCGTGACGCAATGCTAGTAAAGATCTCAGTCTCGTGCTCACATTTCTCACAATCAAAAGTGTAAATAGGCATTATTGACCACCAATCTGGGAAAGAAGCCCTTCAAGCAAAGCACGTTGCTCATCTTCTGGCAACTGTAACGCTTGCTGAAGCTGTTGGATAACCTCTGGCGGCGCTCCGCCCTGCTGGAAAATCTGAATCAACTGTTCTATTGCCTGTGCTGGGGGCATAGACAAAAGCTGCTGAATCATTTCAGGGGGTAGCCCCCCGCCCGCCGGAGCGGACGGAGGACCTTGTGTTGGACCCGCCTGGGGCTGGGGAGGCGGAGCCGCCTGTTGTTGTGGTGGTGGCGGCCCCTGCGGGGGTCCGGGTGGGGGTCCTGCTGGAGGTCCAGGTGGAGGAGCGCCTTCTGGCGGGAGGCCGGGCGGTGCCGCTTTGCCCTCGCCCATTTCGGCTTCTTTTTTAGCTTGTTCAGCGGTTTCTTCTTCTAAAGCAAGAGAAAGCGCATCGGGGTGCATGTCTTGTGGCAAATCAAACTTCTCAACCAACGCTTCCATCTGAGCTTTAGCAAGGACAGATTCCGGCCCGCCTTTTTGGACAAGGGCCCAAAGCTGTTGAAGCGGCTGGAGCAACTGAAGGACAGCATCACGAACAGCCTGGTCCGAGAATGGTGTGCGTCGAGAGTCCACAACCTCAATATGAAAGTCGCCCTCAAGATCTTCAACAGTAATCTCAAGCGTATCAGGACCAACTTTAACGTAAATGACATCCGGGGCAGGAGGCATCTCAACATCAATCTCAGCGGTTGCTTGCACAACAACGGCCTCGCCTTCTTCGGCCTCTTCAGCAGCCTCCTCCGCAACCTCTTGAGCTTCTTCTACAACCTCTTCAACCTTGTCTTCAGCCTCGTTAAGAGCGTCTTCTGTCTGCTCTTCTTTCTGTTCAACATCATCTACATCAATGAGTTCTCGCTTGTACTCCATTCCGAAGTCTCTTGCGGGAGCCTCCATTGAAGCCACAACAGCACGAAGAAAAACCTGAACAACCTGAGCAACCCAGTTGTCCTTAATCATGGCGTGCCGACCATACTCTGACTCGGTATAGTCTCGAAGGTTCATGACCTCTGTAGCGGTTGCTTTAGTTACGCCACCGTAAGCATTAGGGCTTGTCCCAGCAGCCCTCTCAAGATCGGCCTCCGCCTGCATTTCATACTGCATAATGTTGGGAGATATTGTAGCATTCTGAATAGGCACAATGACATTGTTTAAAGCTCGACCATTCAGCCGACCGTCTTCCACAGGAATCACAAGACCATCAACGCCAGCAGTAATCAAACTCATTTGATCTGCGGTAAGGACACCATCAAGAGCAAGGTACTGTCGAGAATCTCGTCGCGCTGCATTAGCTCGAAAGGACCTGAAGACGTTGATTTCTTGGATCTGTGGGAACAAACGTGAAGCATGGCTGATGCCACGCAACGGAAACTCGGGCTCTTGATTAAAAATCAACGGAACAACGTGCGGAAGAGGGTCCCCTGCACGAGTCGAATAAGGCATAGGCCCACTAAAAACAGGGTGCTCATAATCGTCTGCTTGATCTAAAAGATAGACCTCAAACTTGCCGCGCATGGCTCCGTCGCCGCCCTCGTAGGTGTCCACAAGGTTGCAGACCTCTAAAACCCGGACAAACAAATCCTCGTCTGCGTTGTATTTATTGTTTCCTTTCTGATTCTTTGGACCGCGCTGAGTGCCCCTGCTTGTTTTCGCATTCTTACTGGAAAGAAAATCCTCTCTCGGTTGACCAGCGAGGCCGCTAAGACCGTACTGGTCCTCGACTTCTTTCAGTGGTCTATAATAAACATGGCCAATGAAACGAGAATCTTCCTCGTCGTAGACATCGGAATCAAGAACCATCTCCCAATACGGGATGACCCGGAACCAAACTCGGTCAAGAACGTCTCCAGGGCCATCGTCCACGCCTACTTTTATGCCAGACCCTGGGTACAACAAGCCTTGCCGAATGGCTTTGAGAACACGAAGATGAGTTCTGTTCTGATTCAGCCACTTATTGGCTACTAACTCAACTTTCGTAGCGTCTCCACCAAGGGTGGGGCCGGGCCCCACGACCACACGAGCGGCTTTTGGGTATAAAGAAGCAACATACGATTCGATAATTCCATAAAGGCGATTGACTTCAATCTGGATCTGGCTAGGCAAGTCCTGCATTTGGCGGACGCCACCGCCTTGTTGAGTCTCCCAGAACCTCGTTAAATAGGTCTCCTTATAAAGACGCCAGTCTTTAGCCTGCGTCTTAGTAGATTTATCATGAGTCTCAAGGTGAGCACGGATGACTTTGGGAGTAAGAATGTCGTTTTCAGCCATGACCTGCCTATTTTGTTTCCATTAAAGGGAATCGATCTTTGATAGCCTCATACTCATCTTTAGAGACATAGCGCAAATCGCCACGTGATAACCCCTCAATAATACGCTCAGCCTGGGCTGGATACCGATTCATTACATCCTCCACTAAACCGTCCGAGTCTATTTCACTCAGCCCCTGCCCTACAAGGGTTTTTAAAACGGAACTCTTAAGAGCCTTAGCCTTAGCCTTTTGTTCGGCCATGTACTCCTTGTTGAACTCTGGAAACTCCTTGTTTGCTTCTTGCGCGTGGTACTCCAACGACTGCTGATAAGTGTCGCCTTCTTGTAAACGTTCCATGACCGCCCGTGATTTTCTCATTGCTTTGTTAATGTCATCGTGCGCCATCGCTCCTCCTTATGTCAGCCCATTCATTAGAAGTGAAGTATTCAGTTTCTTTTGTCTCTGGGTAATAAACGCCAATCTCGTCATCCTCGAACTCGCCAGATGCGTTGGTTTCATACGCTATCCCATGGCCCCCTGGCATATCACCAGTCCACGCCAAGGCGAGGTCTTCGTAGAACAAATCGGAGTCGTCGTCCATGAAAGCCTCGATGGCGTTCTTCGCGTTCTTCTTTTCCTCATCGGGCCACTTGTGTTCCTTTGCTGCGTTGTCAATCTCATCCATAAGATGATCAACCCCGCGTGTCGGGGGCTCATCAACGGGGGGCTCAGGGGTATGGATAGGGGGACGTGGGTGATTCTTTCTCCATTTTTTCAGTCTTTCCCACGCTTCTATAGACTTCCGAATTTCGTCCATACCTTTCTCAAGTACCTCCATTTTTTCAGGGCTAACTAAATCAGGATCTCTTGCCTCTGGGGAGGTCCAGCCTCTACCTATGGTGCGAATAGTCTCTTCCCATTCCTCCTCTGACATCTCGCCAGCGAGGCCGGGCTTTCTCTTTTTCTTTCTCCGGGTCGTTTCTGGAGGCCCACCCATCAGGCTTTCGCCTGGGCGCGGGTATCGCATCTCCCCTGTTAGTGGATCGTAGCCAGCCATTACCGCCTCGTCCCCGGCAAATACGCTCTCCTGTAACGAGCCTCATCCACTTTCTGCTGTTCGGAGCCTTGATAAGCTCGGTCAGCTTCTTCCTCCGCTGAAAGACCGGGCTCACTGTAACGACCCACAAACCCGGCTCTCTTAGGAGTGATAAGATCCGTAGAGAGGCCAGCGCCCTTACTGACACGACCCACAAGCCCGGCGTTCTCTGAATCCTCAAGACCTTCCCAAAACTGACGCATCCCCCCTGTTCCTTCGGGAAGCCGCTCCCTCATCTGCCGATCTCGTTCCTGGGACCGCCTGATATTTTCGACCATCATTCCGCTCTGTGCTGGGAAGCCGTCCATCATGACATCTCGATCACTTACCCTTCTTTGAAGGTCGTCGATTGCTTCTTGTGTGGATTCTCCAGAGACATCCCTCATGGCCATTTGGCGAATTTCACTTTCGGAAAGATTAGGCTCAAGCTCTCTATAGAAAGCCTTCTGTCTTTCGTAATGCGCCCTTCTGTCCTCTCGCGAGCGCATCCGACGATATGGTTTCATGGTGCTCGACACGCCTCGACCAACCGCAGCAAGGCCCTCGGCTGCGACTTCTGGAGAAGTAAGAAGGCCCTTTTCCTGCCTTTCTTCATGACTCGGGAGGAGGCTTGCCAGCGCAGCAGGGGCTTGCGCTATCATTCCCATGCCCTCAACACCCGTGGCTGCGGTGGACGCAACGCCGCCACCTATCGAGTCCTCTTTGTAAATATTCCAGCCAAGCTCTGCTACAAATGCGGCATCGCCAAGCGCCACAAGAACAGGGACAGCCTTAGCGGCTGCGGCCCGGAGCTTGGCCAGCTTTGTGACGACTCCTTCTGTTTGCTCCATCTTTCTAAGGTTTACAATAGCCTCGCTTACCCGTTTTGATTGTTTCCTAAAATGTTCTTTTTGTGCTTCAGACATCTGCTCTGCCATCTTCTGAGCGTCGGGGGCAGCGTTGCGGCCAGAAACAGTCATCTGGTTCTCTGGGATATTGCTACCACTAACCATCATCTTACGCTTGCCTTCGAACTCGGGTGCCATGCCCCGTGACAACATATCATCGACATCTTCTCGCTTCCAACCGTAACGTGACGGGGTTTTTTCTAGATGCTCTACAGCAGAACCCTCAACCCAATCGCTTTGGCTTGGGATGCGGCCAAACTTTTGCTTGTACGCTCTGGCCGAACCTAACCGAGTCCTGCCTGGGTACAGTTCCTCGATCTCGTCAAGAGCATCTTGCGCGTCTTCGGCAAATTCCCACCCTGACAATACGCCCCCGGTTTCCCGGTCGTATACATAGTAATCATAATCTGGATATTTAGAACCAGACCGGAGAAACTCAGGATCATGAAAGCCTTCATCACCTCCATACATAAGGTTCCATTCGTCTTGCGGACCTGTAGGGGATTGGGGCCGGAGAAACTCAGGATCATGAAAGCCTTCATCACCTCCATACATAAGGTTCCATTCGTCTTGCGGACCTGTAGGGGATTGGGGGTCGATTCCGCGCATAAGAAGGTCGTCATCACTAAGAGGACGGCCCTCCCACTGTGCCTCGACTTCAGTCGGGGTAAAGATGTTGAGCCCAGACGCTGGGTCTTGGGCAATAAAAGCCTTCTGCTGCGAAGTCATCTCTGGGGGAGTGACTGACCTATAATTCTCTCTTGAGGGGCCAGAACTGATATTATGGGGGTCTGGCTCCCACGGTGGGTGAATGGTCGGCTCCCCTGTCATTGGAGGATATAAACGAGGAGAACGACCCTCGGGTACTCCAGCAGACCCAGGAAGCTCGCCTGCAATCTTGTAATCCTGAATCAACTGTGGGATTGATTTTCCAGACCGGCGATTCTCTGGGATTTCCACGAAGTCTACGAAACTCTCCCTTGGAATCCCCTCGTCCTGAAGGAGATCGCCTAAGCTTGGTCGGGCAGCCCTTGCGGCCCTTCCTCCAGCAGCCCTCTCCCCTCGCCTGAGTTGACCCTCTTGGCGTCGGGTCTCCATCTCATGACCGAACACTTCTTCTTCAATGAATGGCTCCGCAACAGTAGAGGCATACCTTTCTTCAAGTTCTCTAAAAGAGCGAGCGCGGCCTTCCTGGACGGAATCGTAGGAGGCTTGAAGCCTCTCCTGTGTTTTCGCAAGGCCCTTCTGCGCGTGTTCAAGGTCTTCCTCAAGGTAGCCCTGCCAGGGCAGGTAACCACGCCGGTCTTCTGGACTTAGATTTGCTATCTCGTCTCTAAGTCTCCGAACCTCTGCTGCTTGTTCGTCATGCAGTGTAAACAGGTCCCCCATCTGACGATATCCGCCCCGGCCATGCCGGAGAAACTTATCTGGATCATTAAAACTTCTCGGCAGGGTGCTTGTGCCCCGCCCTCCGGGCTTCATCTCAGTTCGATAGACATCCTCAAGATACCTAAACGCTTTGTCTTCGTCTGCAATATAGAGAGTCTTCCCGTCGTCGCTTAGGCTTAAACCGGCGTCCGCAAGATCTTCCGCGTCCGCCCAGTTGTTGAGGATATCCGCAAAATACCTTTGCTCACTTGGGGATAGTTGCTTTTGTAATGGTGTAGCCATGGCTTTAGCTCCTTTTATAGGTATTGATTCTTCAAGTAACTGGGTAGAAGGCTTAGCGAAGCTGGGCGGCGTTAAACGCTCTGGGCCGATGTAAACCCCTGTCCCGTTTGTGGGGCGTCTTGTCTTTAGTGACCCCCACACGCGCTCGGCTTCGGGGGTCGTAGCGCCTGCGCCAGAACCAGATGGGGCAAAGAATACTCCGCCTGGGTACTTCTGCTCTAAAAGCTCAGTAGCGGCATCGTACATCTTGGAGCCGAGTCCTTGGCCACGGAGATGTTCAGCAAGCTGGACATCTTTGACCGCTTGCCCAGCCATTCCTTCTGGTAGGTCTGGAAACATCTCGCGAAGGCTTCTTGCCCAGTCGGGGTCAGCGGCCTCTTCCAGAGAGGCAAGCTGAAGCCTGCCTTGCGGGGCTGGGTTGCCCTGCTCGAAAACAAGAATCTCCATACGCTCGGGTATGATCTCTATGCGGGCCATGGCTCTGGCTCCTGTAGGAGGTACTGATTCTTCAAGTAACTTGGAAGAGGCTTCTCTTGGGATTCCGGTAATCTGAGAATCCCTTGCCGCCTGTTCTATTTGAGGCTTAAGGGTAAGAATTCCATCTTGAATGTGCCCAATGATGTGGTCAGCAGAGAGTCTTCCGGTCCAAGGCTTGCTGCTTGCCGTCATTTTATACCCTCGCTGGGAGGGATCACTTGGGGGGAAGTTCTTTAGTAGGGGTCTGTCCCCCGTTTTTCCGGGGGATCGGGTTTCACGAGCTTCCGCAACCGTTTCATAGAGCGGGTGGCCCGGAGTAATCCTCTCACCCACTTGATCTATATGAGTAATGTCATCTGGAAGTTCCACGATGTAGGTCCGAGTTGAGGGACTCGTCTCTGCCATGTACTCAGTGCCAACTCCTCCCCTGGAGGTGCCGCCAGGGCCTTTTCCCAATCTTTGCTCTCCCGACCCAAGAGGCCCAAGAAGAAAAGGTCTTATGTTAGTGCTTTCGCCATAATGCCGGTAAAAGAGCCCATGCTCATCAATGCTTTGCAGGACTGAGGCTGCTTGGTCTGGTGAACCAGTCCTTACTGTGTGGAGATAGTAAGAGTGTCCGGGGCGCACCATTCCAGGGACTTGCTTATCTAAAGCAATGCGGTTTGCACGACGGAAAGCCTTCTTGTACGGATCATCAGTAGGGTCCTGCCTCCTATAAGTTTCGTCTACGGCCTCCCGTACTTGCCGCGCAATCCGAGTGGCGAGATCCTCTGGAACATCATCAGCCATGGGCAATCCTCTGGCTGGCATAGCTTCTTCAAGTAACTGGGCCGGAAGGTCACGGGGCTGGTCGGTTGCGTATTCGGCTCTGGGAAGACCTCGATTCGGCCCCTCAGTTTCCCACGGGGCATCCATTGTCTTGGTCCCGTCTTCTGAGATTAGTTGTGTAGGAAGGTCTTCATTGTAGTCGAGCAGGCTTGGGTCCCTCTGTTCGGACCAGCGCACCCCCCCTCCCGACGATAAAGACTGTATTCGTACTGGCATTTTCTCATAGCCAAGTTTCTTCAAGGCGTTCGCCCTATGCCGACCATCGTGATTCTGGACTCGTCCGTCACTGGCATCAATCCCCAACTTCGGGACCTCGTCCATCTCGGTCCCGCCGCGCATTAATCTTGTAATCTCATGGATTGCGTCTATAGACTTTTCACCCGTGAAAGGGCCAAAATACCTTAAGTCATCCATGCTCTCTATCGGAATCGCCATATCCAGAAACTCATCTGGCGACATATAGACAATCATGTCTTTGGACTTGCGGCGAGGAATAAACTCACCAGGAGTGAACTCTTCACGCCAACTCTTCAACGTCGGGAAGAGTTCGTCTACTGGGCGCTTGGGATCAGACATCTGTTATGGCCTTATTGGGCGAATCAGCCATGTGAATCTCCTTAATATAAAGAAGTTATCACACTCCGAATGGATGAGGCAGCGCTTTTCTCCTGCGCTTAAAAGGGAACGCGCCTAAACCTACAGGGCGGGGCAAGTTTTTAGCGTTCCAAGCCGCCAACGCCAGCGCATCGGCAAGGTCGTCGTGGTATCCGTCTCGACCTTCGAGCTTTCCGTCCTCTTCTCGCATGTGCATCAACTGCTGAACGGTCGGTAAATCAGTTAAAGTCAGCGCATCTCCGTCAACCAGGTAGCGTAAGTGGCTGTAAACCTGAGCTTTTTTACCAATCGCTCCTCGACCACCAGTCATTTTAAAGTGGTCTCCGGTGTGCGGATCGTACCAAAGAGAGACGCCCATCTCTCGAATCTTTTGAATAACAACAGGTCCACCGCCTCCTGTATTGTACTCGCACAGCACGCGAGCCTTATTATAGAAGTACGAAAGCTCTCCAACTCGCATCGCAAAATCTTCAGGGGTCCTCTTGTTCGTTGAAAACGTAGCAACCAACTCCCCATCTTCACTTAAAACCTGTGCAACAGCGTAATCATTCCCTGTTCCCCAACTCGGATCGGCTCCAATCGCGTAAGCAACACCGTTTTGGGGCTGTTTGTGTATCCGAAGTTCCTTTGAAAGGTCCGGTGGACGCAGTGTGCAGACGATTTCGTTCAGATACGCGACGTTAAACCACGAACCGCGTACCTCCATAAACCCTTCTTCAACGGTAAGTGGGTACTCCCTACGGAAACGCTCCTCTCCAATGCCATCAGCGCCCTTGATTTTAGTGTGACGCCAGTACAATTGACAAATGTTGAGCCCGTGTAGCTCCTTGAGGTCCCATTCCTCTTGACTCGGCTCCCAGTTTTTGGGCGGTGCAAGGCTGTACGCATGATGATCAGCCCAACGAAAGAACCGAAAGCAAGCATTCGGGTCGTTTTGCGCATCCAACACCTTCCTATGGAACAAATTTCCAGGTCCATTCGGCGTCGAGGTAACAAAAATACCCTTGTGTGGCCCGTCATGAAGAGTCGAAGTGATGGATGCCCAGACATCTTCGGCGTTTGGCCAGAAAGCTACCTCGTCAGCATGCAATCTCTGGAAGGTAAAGGAGCGTCCGTGGCCTCGACCACCCGCTGTCAAGCATCTCCACATCGCTCCGGTGTCAGAAAACTCCATTTCCTTCCGGTTCGACCTCGCCATCGGTCGTTGCATCACAGCAGGCAAGCTATCGTGGAAATATTTCAGGCGTCGGAAGATAGAATCCGTCGCATCATGGTCGTTCGCGACAATCAATGTACGCACTGGGTCGGCTGACCAGTACCCATAGGCAAAGTTCCAAGCACAACCCACTGTCGTGTCACCAATCTGACGCGGCTTGCAATGAACAATCGTCTGGTGACCCTGGATAAAATCAGACAAAGAGATCTGCTGCTCAATAAATGGCTCGTCAAAGAATCTTTCGATGCCCTGGTTGTCAATAATCTTTAAACGACTGATAAACTCAACCGGATCTTGACCCAATGCCATCAGGCGATTCACCATTGCAGTCGATACACCCTTCACTTCAGCTTCCTCACTGAGGTCCAGCCGGATGCACCAGAGTTAACCTGCAACCACTCGACAATAGCTGTGTTCGTCTCTTCCTTATCCTCGGGCCGAACTGTCTTGCCCGTTATCTTTGCGTACAAATCCATGATTTTTGTGTCCCCATCACGCATCATTACCCTCATTTGGTCCCAAAATAGCGCATCTAAGCCCTCAATATCCTCTTTTGACATCGTTCTGGGAAGGGGAAAACCACCGTAAAACCACCCATTAAAGCCCCTAATTTCCACCCATTCGTTCCATTCTGCCATAGTCATGGGCTTTTTTACGAAGAAATCGTGCTTTCTGGCCGCTTTTATCCAATCTCGTAGGTAACCAAGTCCCTGATCCTCAGACGTAATCGCTATCGATTGGACTACTTTCATCCTCTCTGTAGGGAAAAACCCTATAATCTCTTCCACCTCACGCTTAATAATCTCGCTCGGCTCCGATTTCACTAACTGTCCGTTCAATAAGGCAGACATTGGGTCATCATCTAATACTGGCGGCTTGTCTTTTATGTCGTTCATGTCTCCAAAATACCGGAAATGTCACGTTTTGTCACGGCCTGGGTGCAAACTTTGCCCCATGTGATACCTTTTCGACGGAGGTAAACACAAATGGTCAACAAAATCTTTCTTCTCGGTAACCTCGGTGCCGATCCTGAACTTCAATCTGGCAAAAGCGGCAACTCTTACTGTCGCTTTTCCGTAGCAACCACGTCTGTTTCGCGTGGGGAAAAGAAAACAGAGTGGCATCGCTGCACTGCTTTCGGTAAAACAGGCGAAGCTCTCGCCAAATACTGCACTAAAGGGCAAACCGTCTTCGTTGAAGGTCGTGTTGAGACACAAAAGTACACAGATAAGAACGGTCAAGACCGCTCAAGCACTATGATTGTTGCCTTTACTGTCCAGTTTCTTGCTAAAAACAGTAAACAATCAACATCAGCCAAAGGCTCCTACTCTAAACCAAAAGTCTCGTATGAGCCAGAAGCTGTCGCTGTTAACGATGACTGGGATGAAGAAGTCCCGTTCTAAGGAGAACACATGCCAACCGCAAAGAAAACCAAAACAACCGCTAAGAAAACAGCTACCAAAGCGAAAGCAGCACCAAAAGCTAAGGCCAAAGCTAAAGCTAAGGCTCCTGTAAAGCCAAAGGCTAAAGCTGCTCCTAAGAAGAAGGAGAAGTCTCCAGCTTGGAGAACAATCCATTCCTCAGAGAATGACACTTGGCGTACTCCAAAGCCGCTGTTTGATCGGCTCCATCGTGAGTTTGAGTTCGAACTCGATGCTGCTGCTCTAAAACACACCGCTCTTCTCGATAGCTACTATGGTCCTGACCATCTCGATGTTGGTCGTACTGATGCGCTCGCTCTGCAAGACTGGGAAGGACAAAGCATCTTCGTCAATCCTCCTTACGGTCGAAAGGTCGGTGATTGGGTCAAGAAAGGCTGGAAAGAATCCCTCAAGGGTAAAACGGTTGTCATGCTCGTCATGGCTTGCACCGATACCATTTGGTGGCACAACTGGGCTTGGCAAGCTGACCAGATTCGTCTCATGAAAGGACGTGTCCCTTTTCGACGTGAAGATGGCTCTAAAGCATCCAGCGCACCGAAAGGTTCAGCAATCCTTGTGTTCAGGCAAGGTGATGGAAAGGACCACAAGAAGTTTCTCTCGTGGCACTTCGACCGATACGATGACTGAGCAAAAGGCCGGACAATGTGAAATCGATGGCTGTAAACGGTCGTCCGCTCTCGTTGTAGAGAGAAATGGTACATGGCAAGCCGTCTGCAACTTTCATGCTGCACCAAAGCATTGGAAGCTTAAGGAGGACTTTGATGTCATTCCTACGCTATTTGAGACAAACAGTGACGAAGAGTGACGCTTCTGTGCGTTATCATTGAGACACTATGAACGATAAACAACCAAAGATATTTACGTTTACCCTTCGCCTCGCTGTCGAATCTTACAATGTTGAAGAGGCTTTCATGCTTGTGATGGATGAAATCCAAAACAATCCAGAGAACGTCATCAGTGATGTTGTCTACGATACCACTGATTCAATATCGACCTTCTGTCCCTTCTATATGGACGACTTGGGACTAGGTGAAGAGAAAGAGGTCCTTTGGACTTTAAACAAAGCAAAAACATAAGGAGTGAGAAATGAGCGCAAGAGAACAAGTAGAAGAGATTTTCGCCGCTGAAGGCTTCTTCCTCCAAGAGAGAGAAGATGGGACTTTCGCATTCTTTGATGAAGAGGATGAGCTTGTCGCGCTTGGTAAGAGCGTCCTTGAAGCCTTTCAAGCACTTGAGGTAAGCCTTGAACTGCGACTTCAAGAAGCAACGTGCGCTTGGCTCGATGCCGTAGTGCCTGAAGAAGGCTTTCACGCCTAATGGGCAACCTTACCAAAACAGCAGCAAAGACTGTCTCTAATGTCTCTGACATTGATAATGCGCTGCTACAGGAACTTCACAACATGCTCGACCTCGTCAGGAATGACAAGACAGACAGAGTGATCGTTGAGCTTAGAGTCAAGCGAGTGATTGATGATGAAGAAGCGCCTGAAGATTCGCAAGTGGGCTAAAGAGTTTTCCAACTCTCGCACTCGTCATGACCGTCCATACGTTGATTGGGTATGTGCTGACCATCATGATGTCATCCATGACTACTTAGACAAGCTTGAAGAGAAGGCTGGAAGCGAAAGCGTCGTCTCTCTGCTCGGTATGTGGCCTGACGCTAAGCTTGCAAAGCAATTCGGCCTTGAGGTGAACGAGGTAGTCACAGCACGCCGAATCATCACTGCACCACCAATGACGTTGTCTAAAGAGCGCTATGTAGAGAAGATTATTGGCCCTTTGGTGCGTGTGGTAGCCAAACACGGCGATCCTCTCAATGCTTACGACCTTAGACGCTGGGCTTCTGGACTTAGGCCAAGACAAGCCAAACGATGCCGTTGGCGCTCAATCGGTGTCGCTTGGTGGCAAATATCGCCTAATGACCCGTTAGATCCACGCGATTCCAATCGTCTACAAGGCAGAAACTGCTCTACCTGTCGCTATTGGAGAGGCATGGATAACCTTATGGATAAGTCCAATAAAACGCACACAGGCGCTTGGTGTGTGAGTAGAGATAGTGTCCGCAACGTGATTGGGCGCGATTGGCTCGTAAAGCATGGTGGAACAGTCGGTAGAATGGCTCATCCATGGCACACCAACTGTCCTGCTTGGGGTCCACCTGATTTCGTGCTTAGAAGGCGACTACAGAAGCCTAAGATCAACAAGAGCCGTAGCCTTACCTGGATTTCGACCATTACACGTGCTCACTTCTCTCCTAAGCCTCTTCCTATACTGGATGGTGGCCTCAAGTTGGTAAAGATGCCTGAGTGGCTTGAGCTTATGCGTGCCATGCGCAACACCCCATAAGTCTCGCACTTTACCTACGTCTCCGTAGGATACCCCCCCCCTCTGCCACGGCCTCAAAAAATCATCACCTCACGGGCCCCCGTGGGGGGGGGTGTGGGCGTGCCGGGTTCGCACCCGTGGCCGGGGGGGGGGCGGGGACCGGGGCGGGGGGATCACGGCCACCGCCACCGGCCGCCGGTGGGGGGGGGGATGGGGGGGCCGCCAGCGCAACCAGGGGAAGCGCAACCAGGGGAAGCGCAACCAGGGGAAGCGCAACC